GTTTGTATGGATGTTCCCTATAACGTAGTGGTCACCGAAAGGATGATTACTATGTTACCTGTGAAGAGTATTAACCTCAAGAAGAGGTCAGGCACGTCTGAAAATAATAGCTCAGGATATTTTGAGCTATGGCGTGAAGGTAATCCCAACACAAAAGTGTACGGCGTGTACAACCAGATACAATCGGTTGACGAGTCGTACTTCGTTGGGTATGATACCCCTGACTATCACAGACGTGTCAAGCGTGGTGAACTGATACCACATACGCCCTTCACCCAACAAAGTGTTGAAGGTTGGGGGGCGGAATACGTAGACTATACAGTCCAAGAAAGTACCGCTCAGCGGTACTTTGGAACTGGAACAGCCTGCGAGCTTGACTGGTGGCGTATAACTGCGGACGATCTCGAAACTGAAGCACCTGCATGGTCAAATGACCTTGTGCAAGATGCTGCAGCTAGAATCTACTCGCAGGGACACGACACCCTGACGTTCATCGCCGAATTACGAGATGTACACCACATGTTTGCAAATGTGGCAAAGTACCTCGTCAGGGGGCGTCCCTCCAAGAAACTTAAATGGAGAGACGTTTCCTGTGAATGGCTTTCCGGCCGTTATGGTTGGAGAACACTTATCTATGATTTACAAGATTTAGATAAGGCTGTTCGCGTCCTCATTGGAAACAGTGAGAAACGCAAGCGTTCTTCGGAAAAGTGCTATTTAAAACATAAGAGCACCGATGTGACATCAGGCAACGTGGAAGTTAACTCCTGGTGGTTCGATTGGACTATCCAGGATGTTGTGACTATCTCACGTGTCGGGTCTGTGATTGCTGACATAGACTACCGTCTATTTGATTTCAATCCCCTTATTACTGGGTGGGAGGTAATCCCGTTCAGTTTTATTGTGGATTGGTTCATTACGATTGGTAAAGCCTTAGCAGCACTATCTTTTCTTACCGTTCAGCAAACCTACGCAGCGTCCGCCGGGTATAAGGTTGAGATCGAGCGTACCTTTGATTATCGTATAGGTACGCCGAAATCTACTTATTTATCTGGCGATTATACGCTGTATGGTTACTGTAAGGGTAAACTTGAGAGGCGAAAGCCTAGCAAAGTACCACTATTACCGCACTTTCAGCTGAAGTTGAACGCCGCTAAGATCTTTGATCTATTGGCGATCATCATACAGCGTAGGAGGTAACAATGGCAGCAATGACTACTGTCCTCACCGAGTTTTCCCAAAGTGGAAACTCTCGCACGTCAACTTTCACGGGCCATACGGCTGTAAAGCCCAAGCTCGTGATCGAAAAACGGCGCGTCCCGGAGGGGAATCAAGTTATGATCGAATACAGTGCCAAAGTAATTCAGGCTACTGAAGACGATGATGGCGCGATTCTCCAACAAAAGATCTCCTTCGAAGCTACTGTAAGGCATCCTGTAGCCGGCCAGGCTGCAGATGTTACTGCTGCACTAGCGACCTTCGTCGACGTAATCGCCGGCGATGAGTTTGCCAATAGTGTAGTGACGCAGGAATGGTTAACCTAGGGAGGTGTACTTTGGAATCAAAATTGTACACCGATAAAAACGGGAACGACTGGGTCGTAGACGCAAAAGACGCCTGCGATGATGTCGCCGAGGTTGTAGAATCTACAACTAAGGTGGTTAAATCAACCAGCCTACTCGTTCGGATGATTAAACAACTCATCCGACTCTTTTCCTAAGTTATAACTGAGACCTACGTCTCGAAGGGAGGATTCCACATGGAACCTACAAACATGGCGTACCACATTTGTGAACTCTATGTAAAAGATCAAACCGAGGTTGACCCCGCCTTGCTCCGCAAAATAGACGGCTTTCGCCGATCGCGGAACCTCGCTGGGTTGACTTCATGCACCTGTCACTTTGACTGGGCATTGCATACAGTCAGCGAGTGGCGATTCCTCAGACAAGTCGAGGCGTTCTTCAAGAAGAACGCCGGCTTAGCCGAACAGGATATTTGTGCGCAATCAGCTGAAGCCTCTTTTGTGGAGGCGGAAGCTGAATGTTCGCGCACGAACGTCCGACTCAAACCTTTCGTCGACCGTCACTATCTGTTGGATGGTGATCGTAGGCAGGAAGTTAGGAGGATGGTACGTTACGTAAGTAACGTGCTGGGGGATTTTCGTTCGTTCCTGAATCAAATCCCTGATTTGGTGAAGGTGACTCCGGGTGCGACGAGCAACGCAAGTCGCAGGAACAGCCTACCTCAAATGAAAATGAGGATGCGGCTTTATGCCACGCATAGGGCCAAAAGGTACCTTAGTGCTCTCTACCGTTTATTCGGTTTTAAAGAGCCCCGTATCAAGGAAGTTTTTGCTAATCGCGTTGAGCTTGTGCCGAAGAATTGGAAAACCGACCGTACGATTGCGTGTGAGCCGGAGGGTAATTTACCCCTTCAGCTTGCATTCGATACGTACACCAAGCGTCGTTTACGGCGCTTTGGTATAAATTTGTCGGACCAATCTGCGAACAAGGAGTTAGCCAAAGTAGCGTCAATCAACAATGAATATGTTACAGTTGATTTTAGCGCGGCGTCAGACACTATAGGCTATAATACCGTTGCGCTAATATTTCCAGCGGAATGGTTTGCTTATCTGGATGACGTCCGTACCCCAGGTTATCGGGGTGCCTTTGGTGAAGGGATATATTCAAAATTCTCATCGATGGGAAATGGAAGTACTTTCACCATCGAGACCCTTCTGTTCGCTGCTGCGTGTTACGCTGTTGGAAGCAAGAGATTCCTTGTCTACGGTGACGATGTCATTGTAGAACGTGAATACTACGAGCGACTGATGGACTTGACACGATTCCTTGGGTTTACCATTAACGCAGAAAAGTCGTTTGCCGACGGCCCCTTTCGGGAGTCGTGCGGTGGTGACTACTACAATGGTGTTGACGTTACCCCTGTGTATATACGGA